TCGCCCAGCCGCCGACGAGGCCACCGCTGGCGGCGTTGCCACCGAGCGGGAACGCCGCGGCGACGATCTCCGCGCGCTGACGCAGGACGCGCCACACCTCCGCACCAACGATCATGCGGTTCGGGCGCTGCAGCGGCACGTCGAGCGCGGTGAGGATCGCGTTGACCGGATCCGCGTCCGCGTGGCTCCACTGGGTGGTGCCGGAGAGCTGCGTCTTGTACCCGCTCCCGTACGTGGCGGCCGCGAACGCGAGGTCGGCGACGCGCTTCTCGCGGGCGAGCATGAGGCGGTTCTTGATGCCTTCGACGGCGCGACCGAGGGGGTCGACGGGGTCGTCGGCGTTGGCGATCGCTTCGCGCGGCACCCAGGAGCCGAGCGCGTAGTCCTTGACCGCGTACTCGTCGTCGGACAGGCTGATGACGATCTCGTTCGCGTCGGCGTTCGGCGCGGTGCGGTCGGCCTGGACGTTGAAGGCTTCCATCTCGTCGAGCACGTAGTACTTGTCGCTGCGGTGCTCGACTTTGATGCGGGGCGCCACGCGGTCGGCGACGAGTTCGTCGTTCCGGTACGCCTGGCTGATGTTGGTGAGCGCGGTCTGGATGTGGACGTCGTTCGGATCGAAAGCGTATCCCATGATTACCTCACCTCCCTCAGAGGGCTTCGCTGTTCTGCATCAGCAGAACGGGGATGATGTCGTTGTCGGCGCTGGTCGCGAGGGCGATGCCGACCGCGTTGACGCCGGTGGCGGCGGTGACGCCTTCGCCGGCGGTGGTGGCGGTGACGTACGCGCCGCGGGCGATGATGCCGGCGGTCTTGACGCGCGCGACGCCGCCGATCTGCACGGTCGCCATCTCGCCGCTGGCGACATCGAACTCGGCGACGCCGATGATCGGCGCCGCGGCGTCGACGGCCGCGATGACGGTGTTGTCGGCCGAGCCGACCTTCACGAGGCAGTGGGCGCCGATCGCGCCGCCCGCTGCCAGCGGGATCTTCTGTCCGCTGATGTTCACGCCTTACTCCTTGGGGTGCTCCGCCGTCTGGCGGAGGTGGGGGTACCGCTTGCGCGCGAGCACGACGAGGTCGCGCTGGCGCGTGTTCGGCTTGGCGGTCTTCTTGACTTCGGTGATGGCTTGTTCGAGCGTGATGCCGGTGTGATCCGCGGGGCTCGGCGCGCCGGTGAGCTCGCCGCGGGGCACGAGGCCGACCTTGGCGAACTCGAGGAGTGCCGTGGTGATCGCGCGGCCGGGCTTGACGCTCTCGGTCTTGCCGTTGCGGGCCAGCTGCAGGGTCGTGGTGGCGCTCTTGTCGGCCTCGAGGGCGGGCGTGACCAGCTTGATGATGCTGGCCGGGATGCCGGCGTTCTGGAGGGCTTCGAGGGCGGCACGGTGCTCCTGCTGGAAGAGGCGCGCTTCGGTTTCCTCACGCCGACCCCGTTCGGCGGCGAGCTCGCGAGCGAGCAGCGTGGCCTTGGTGGGTCGGAGGTCGGTGAGTTGGATGGGCTGCAGGCCCGGCATGAAGGGTCGGTTGGTGAGGGCGCCGCCGACCATGATGGGTCCGGTGTCGGTGCCGGTGCGTTGATCGCGGACGCTGTCGGCGACGCTCACCGAGTACCAGGCCCACTCGCCGGCTTTGATGCCGTCGGCGGCGGGCTTCGAGAACTCGATGAGGGCCATGACGCGTTCGTCCTCGAGCTTGAGGTCGAGGATGTACCCGGCGGCTTTCTGGTCGTCGGGGCGGACGCCGTCGGCGTCCATCGCGTGGCTGTAGTCGACGGCGATGCGGGGCTTGCCGTCGGGGCCGAGGCCACCGAAGACGCCCGCCTTGAAGTTGCGGACCCAGGAGTCGAAGTGCTCGCGGGTGAACTCGATCTCGCCGTACTCGTCGTGGTGGAAGGCACCGAGGTTGAGGATGTTGACCCAGGCTTTGCGGCCGTCGGTGAGGGTCTTGGGGCCGACGCTGACGAGCACGCGGCGGGTGAACTGCTCGGGCACCTCCTCGGCGTCAGGGTCGGCCGGCGGCTCGTCGTCGGTGGCCTCGAGCTCCGTGGGTTCGTCCGGGGCGATCGGGTCGCCGAGCGTCGGGCCGTCCTCGCCGGGGATGACGGGCACGGTGACGTCTTCGGCGCCGGTCTCGCCCATCGTGCGGAGCACGAGGCTGGCGGCTTCGCCTTGGAGGATGACGTCGACGACGGCGGCGTTCGGGTGTTGCTCGGTGAGCTGGTCGCGGACGCTGTCGACGACGGCGGCTTGCTCGGGCGACCAGGGGCCGGCGGGCTCGTCGGGCGTCTCGGCGAGTTGCGGCTCGTCGTCCTCGGGTTCGTCGGCCGCTGGCGGCATGTCGGGCAGCGCCGCGGTCACCTGGTCCTCGGGCATCGCCGGCGCACCGCCGGGCACGTCGGCGCCCTCGGGCGGGGCGGCGGCCGCGGCTTGCTTCTTCAGGATGTTCGCGATCGCGCCCGTCAGGTCGGCGTCGCCGGCGGCGGCCGCTTCCTGCATGGCGTCCCGGAGCGCGGTGGGCGTGTCGAGCTTCCGGAGCGTGCCGGGCTTGCGGTGGGCGTTCGGGAGCGCAGCGAGGCGCAGGCGGATGCTGTCGAGGGTCATGGGGCGAGTCCTTTCCGTGCGCCGGGGCGCCAAAGAGAAGCGTCCCCGAATCGGGGGCGCGCTGCGGTCGGCATGCGGGACGGGGGGTCAGATCACGATGCGACGCATCCACTCACCCGTCTCGGGGTCCTCCTCCTCGAGCCAGCACCGGCAGTAGATGTCGCACTCGGTCGTGCCATCCCCCGGAACCGCCGGCAAGTCGCTGACGCCCGCGTACACGCCAGCGAAGCTCGGGCAGTCCGCGCAGTGCTCCTTTACCGTCGGATCCAGCACCCACCGCACGCGACCCACGCGCACGCTCGGGTCGCTCTTCGCGAGCTCCTCCCGCTCCGCGCGGTTGTCCGTCCACGACTCCTGGATGGTCGCCCAGTAGTCATGGGAGGCTTCACCGGTCACGATGCCCATGCGCAGGCGCATCGCCTGCTCGAGTTCCTCGGCGGGGAGGTTCAGGTCGGGCGTGAGACGATCGCGGAGGCGCGGGATGACGTCGGCGCTGAGGTGCCGTTCGAAGCCGGCGAGGCGTTCGGACTGCCGCACGAGCGCCGCGGCGCTGGGTGCGTCGCCGCCGCCGAGGCGGAATGCTTCGTTGAGCGCCTTCCGGTACTCGCGCTTCAGCGTGCGCTCGAGCTCCGCGAGCTTCGCGGTGAGGCTGATGCTGCGGAGGGGCGCTTCGGTTTCGAGGACGGCGCGCATGGCGTCGCGTGCCCAGAGGTCGTACGCGCGCGCGACCCACTCTTCGAACTCGGCGGTGCCGACTTCCCAGCGGGCGTTCGAGCGTCGCTTCCGGGCGCCGGGTGCGCGCGCGAGCGTCATGGGCTCATGCTGGCACGCGCTCGTGTGCACGTGCGCGGTTGTGAAGCGTGCGGGCGCGTCGCGCGTGGGTTCGGCGGCCGCCGGTTGCGCGTCCTGGCCGTCGCCATCCTGGTCGGTGACGCCGTCGTCGGGGGTCGCGATGATCGGCACGCCCAGCTCCGACGCGAGGGCTTCGATGTCGACGTCCGGTGCGCGCGCGCCCGTCTGCATGAGGACCGAGTAGAACTGGAGCATGAACGCCTGCAGGAAGTCGCGGTTGGCCTTCGTGAGCTTCGCGGGCGCGAACGACGCGTCCGGCAGGTCGCGGCCGAAGTTGAAGTCGATCAGCGGTCGCGCCCATTGGTGCACGAGGTTCGCGAGCATGTCGCCGATGAGGGCCTCCTCGCTGAGGAGGAACATGTCGGCGAGGACCTCGACCATGTTGTAGCTACCGCCCCCGCTCGCCTGGTTGGCGAGCTTGTCGGGGATGAACATCGCGCGCGTCTTCTTGAAGTCCAGGTGGTCGAGGTACGCGGTGAACTCCGCCTGCTTGCTGTCCCCGGTCATGAACTCCATGTCCCAGGAGCGTTCGAACCGGCTGCTGCCGTCGGGGCCGTACGTCTGCTGCAGCGGGAGCGCGACGGCGGCGCCGCTGCGGGATTCTTCAGCGATGCGGATCGCGGCCTCGCCGGCTTCGTCTTGCTGCGCGCCGTCCGGATCGTCCGGATCCACGGGCTGCGGATTGGGCTCGTAGAAGACCTTCCGCTGCGGGATGCTCTGGTCCTCAAAGTACCGGTTCGCGAACTGGTAGATCAGCTCGCCCCACCACCAGAACTTGTACGCGCGCCGCGTGCGCGGGTTGCCGTACGGGTTCCCGAACCGGCGGTCGTGCGTGAAGAGCAGCGTCTTCTCGATCGGGAGGGTGACGCTGTTGCCGGCGGTCTCCTTGAGGCCAGCGTACTGACCGCGTTCATCGAGGAGCAGCTCGACGCCGCTGGGGTGCAGGTTCTTGAGCTTCTCGAACACGGTGGCGCGCCCCGACCAGATGAGGGTGCCGTCGCGTTTGATGGTGGTGTCGCGGCTGCCGTACACGCGTTCGAAGGCGCTGAACCCGAAGTCGAGGGAGTGGAGCATCTCGCGCGCGAGGGTGGGCCAGATGAAGTCCAGCTCGTACTGGAGGAACTCGCGGACGGTCGGTTCCGGGTGCCGCACTTCGGGCGTGATGGTGAGGACGGGCAGCTTGATCATGTCGAGCGCGAGGCCGATCTGGGGGTCGAGGGCGACGCGTTCGAGGATGTGCGGGTCGAGGCGCTTGAGGCGGTCGTCGCGGGGGTCGGTGACTTCGGTGAAGTACCGGCCACTGCCGTGGACCTTGGGGTCGGGGGGGCCGGTGAGTTCGCCGGATGGTGCGCGGGTGGCGAGCTTGAGGACGCGGGTGGCACGCGTGGGCCCGAGGAGGCGCGCGAGTTCGTCGCGCTCGGTGCGGTTGAGGTCGAGCACGGTCACCTCCTGACGGGCGCGGGTTGGGTTCGGGAGCGGGTGGGGCCGGCGGCGGGGCGCGCGGCGCCGGCGTCGGGGCGGCTGCCGAGATCCCATGAGCGGCTTGTGGTGTCGACCTGGTCGTCGTGCTCGTCGGCTTTGGTGCCGGTGAAGCTCGCGTGCTCGTCAAGCCAGTCGGGGAGCCAGGGGGCGGGGGTGGTGGGGACGCGGATGCGGCCGGCGGCCCATGCGGCGGCGGCGGGGAGCGCCCGCGCGAACTTGTCGCTGCGCGGCGCCCACGTGCGGAGCCGAATCCCGGGGAGGGTGACGGGCTTGCCGTTGATCTCGTACGTTTGGCGCTTGCGGATGTGGTTGACGACGGCGGCTTGGTTGGCGACCTGCTCGATATCGAGGACGACGCCGTACTCGGCTTGCCAGCGGTGGCAGGCTTCGTGGATGCGCGAGAGGTCCCATTGGCCGCGTTCGACCTTGAGGATGTCCATGCCGCGGTCGTCGTTCGTGCCGCCCCAGTGGGCGGCGGCGGCGAGGACGGTGTAGTCGGCGGTCTTCCGTTCGCTGGCGGCGAGGTCGACGGTGACGGTGATGCGCTTGCCGGTGGTGGGGCCGTCGTACCGGGCGGGTTCGCCGCGGAACAAGGCTCCCCCGCGGGGGCGCGGCTGGCACATGTACAAGCTCCACCAGTCGTGCTCGCCGACGAGGCGCTCCTGCTGCCGGAGGAACTCGATGGGGCGCCCCTCAGGCCAGAGGCTCTCGCCGGCGTCGGTGATGGCGGGCAGTTCGATGACCGGCCAGCCTTGCTTCTGCAGGCGGCCGATGGGGTCGTCGGGGTGCCAGCGGGTGTGGATTACGAGGACGCTGGCGCCGGGGTGCAGGCGCGTGAAGGCGGTGCTGGTGAGCCAGTCGAACGCCTTCTGGCGCATGGTCGGGCTTTCGGCTTCCTCGCGGTTCTTGAGGAGGTCGTCGACGATGAGCAGGCCGTTGACCTTCTTGCCGGTGAAGGGTCCGCCAACGCCGGTCCAGAGTACGTGGCTGCCGTTGCGGGCGCGCCAGCGATCGAGGCCGCCTTCGAGTTCGAGGTTGGCGCCGCGCGCGACCTTCTGCGCTTCGCGGGATTGGTCGCGCGCGAACTCCTGCGCGTACGTCGCGTACGCGTGGCTGAGGCCCGGGCGGCGCTGCATGAGCTGCACGAGACCGTGGAAGGCGGTGAGGCTCTTCCCGAACTGCGGCGGCGTGGTGATGCACAGCTGGATGCTCTCGCCGGCGTAGACGCGTTCGAAGGCGTCGGCGATCGGGGTCAGGTGCTGGGGGCTGTCGAGGTCTCGGCTGACGCGGGGGACGTACTCGAGGAGGGGACTGCGGGCGCGTGCGCGGGTGCGGCGTTCGGCTTCGAGGCGGAGGCGGTACGCCTGGTCAGTCCGTGAGGCCGACATCGTTGAGGGCCTCGTCGAGTTCCTCGTCGGTCATGTCCGCGGGGTCCTTGCGGAGGGTGACTTCGCGGCGCTCGACGAACATGCCTAGGTGCTTGCCGAGGTGTGCCCAGGCTTGCACGCGCGCGCTGTGGCTCGATCCTTCGCCGTACAGCTGGGCTTCCTCGCGGAGGCCGCGGAGGACGTCGGCGCGGCTGACGACGGCTTCGTCGTCGCTGTCGGCGCGGAGGCTCGCGAGCTTGGCGGCTATCAGAGGTTTCTCTACCAGCTTGGCGGCTTCTCGATCGGCGTAGGTCGGGCTGTAGCCGGCGAGCTTGGCGGCTCGGGTGGCGGTCATGCCGGGTTCGAGCATGTGTCGGCAGAAGGCGGCCTGGCGGGGTGTGAGCGTGCGTGCCACGGCGGCCTCCTTTCCGGGGGCAGGTGGGCGCCCGCTGCCGAATGGGTGACGGCAGCGGGCGTCAGGAGGTCCCCGCGCATCCGGGGTGGTGCCAGCGGCGAGAGTCTCACTCGCCCGAGTCGCATTGGTTTCACGGTTGAGGCCCAGGACGGGGCCTCGCTGCGATCGTGGTTGCGCTGACTCACGGATCTGGCCGGCATGCAT